CGAAGGGACAAATTGTCCCCACAAAGAGAAGTGCCATAGATTTACAGCACCGATTAATGAGTACGCTCAAGCCTACTTTGAAAAGCCTCCAATCAAGGAGGACGGAACTTGCGATTTCTTCTGGGGACAGGCGCAGACAGATATCTTCTCTCAACTCAAAGAAATTTTGGGAGACAAGTGATGATTTGTATATTTGTGTATTATTAATAATAAAATACAAAACAACCATGGGCATCAAAGTTAAAAGAGAAACTACCACATCAAGAAAAAACGTTTTAGGTAGAAAAGTAGTAGTAAACAGAAACGCTTCAGGAAATGAGGCGGTATCTAAAACTCGTACAGTATACTCTAAAAGCGGTGGAGTAATATCTGAAAAAAAATCATTTAAAGATCGCGGATCACTTGCAGGTAAAATGCTAGAGAACAAGGTAGATAGAAAACTTGGGAACTCTAAAATTGCCATGAAGAAAAATGAGAAGGTAAGTCAAGCTTTAAAAGAATATAACAGAAACCCTAAAAAATATGACACTGAAAAAGTTCAAAGTGCAAAGGCTACTGGAAATGGGATGAAGTTTGCTCGTGCAGTAAGAAGAGAAGCTAGAAAAGGAACTAACTCTTTCTAAAAAATACTTCGCAATGAATAAGCCTCGCAAGAGGCTTTTTTTTTTATATTTACAACATGAAAGCACAAGACTACTTCAACCCAGGACCGAAGAAACCGAAAACCAAGGATGGACTCATCGTCTCTCGCAAGGTAAAGGCACTCAGAGACATGAGAAAAGGGGTTACTCCCATGAAGAACGCACAAGGACCTTCCTCAACTGTCCTCCTCTCCTCTGGAGAAACAGGAAACAGAAAGAGACCATACGAAGTAAACCCAACCATCTTCCCTAACAATGGTGGGAAGACATGGACTAACCTTGAGGATAAACCTCAAGAGGCATACGATGAGGCATTGAAGAGAGGAGAGGTAGTCGGATTCAAGTCAGCCAAGAGAGCAGAGAAGTTCGCCTACGGAAAGAAGTGGAAGGAAGGTGACGCAAAGAAGTCTGCTAACAAAATGTACCGAGAGGACAAGAAGGCTGGTAAGCTCTACACCCAGTCCGAACAGTTCAAGGCAGACAAGAAAAGAGTCAAGGCGAGTAGAAAGAAATAAAAAGTCCCTTACAAGTCACAAAAACTCGAAAAATTGTGACACATAAGTCACGTTATAGTATGACTCCTCAGTCATTAAAGTCAAAATATAGCCTTACGTTCAGAGATCCCACACTTTAATATGAGTTAGATGTTATAAACCACATCTGTCGCAATTATAGTAAACTTTTGAGACAAACTAATGTGGATAATTGTCACCAGAATAAGGCTTATCGTGGAAAATAATCCCCAACCCCTTGCCAAACTCCGTAACAAAACATGGCCAAACTCGGAAGTTTTCCGAATTAAGACCATTTTGTTGACACCATCAAGGTGGTTACAATCTGTAGCCGACTTAACGCTTTATAGGACCAATGGGAGAGTTGTTAAACTTCTTCACAACCCTTCTAGCATGAATCTTGTCTATAGGACCTTGCTTAGTCAACTTCTTCTTCAAAGTACCCTCTGGTAAGTTTGAAATATATCTCGCCTTCTCAAGAGGGTCTGAGATAGCCTTCCCCCTCAACACACTAGCGCGGTTAAGTAAACGGTCAGACTTCTTAGTGTTAGCAGAAGTTTTAATAGTGGCACTCTTGTTACCAGAAACCAGGTTAAGCGTGGTAGACCCCTTGCCAGTGATCTTGTTAGCCTTAGCAGTCAAACGATCTGCCCTCTTCTCCATACGAGCGTTTTTGTTCTTGTTTGTTTTCACGACTATATTTTTTTTACAAATATATAAAACCAACTGGTTAGTACCACTACCCAACTGTAGACACATAGTCGACACTCCAGAAAAAAAATTTTTTTTAGACCTAGTCCCCACAACCTGATCAGCATTATGCAAGAAAAGCATTTTGCGATACCACCCCCCTCTATCGACCCATTCCAAAAATTACAAACTCAATAAAGTCGGGATACTCACCGATGAACAAACCGCATTTCGCCCCATTTATTTAGAATCTTTACAATACATTTCGTATCTTTATATAACCATAAAAAGGGGATCAAGGGATAACCAAATCCAAAACAAAAAGGGGGCGAGATGTTAGCGGAAGGGGGTTTACCAACCATGATCCCACCACCGGGCCGATCAGGAGATCAGGATTTGCGACCCCACCCGCCAGGCGAAACCTAATCGATCAGGCTTTCAGCAATTCGATTCCTTCCCTCGCTTCCATACAATAGGCAAAATTCAACGCAATTCGAATAGTGATGGTTTACTATGGTCAGCACAATATCGTTGCTCTACTGCCGTCACGAATCGCGTAAGGTCAGCAGTCGTGCCGTAATATTATATGTGAATAACTTTGTTAGTAACTATTCAGCAAACCTATTGCATATGTCCCTCAATTTAACTAGCACCATCTCCGCTTCCGTTGTTAGTAACTATGTTCGTAACTCACACAAGGCATTTGTCGAAAGGTCAGCAACATTTCATATAGGCACAATTCAACCAACAATTCATTCAGCACAATTTCACATCAAATAAGCGGAGAATTTATGGTGCATCCTAAATCCTTTTTATGCCTTTCATATGGTCAATTTCCTTTGAAAATGCACTCCGACAGTCAAAATGCACACTTTTTTTTGTGGGTTAAAATGCTAATTTTCAGGCTTTTACCTTTAGGATTCCAAGAATGATGAAATTTGTTGCAATTATGTGAATTTCATCTAAAAATTATAACGATGTTTGTATCCGATTCCAACGGGAATTACGAAAATTGAAAGATTGGTTTTGCTCCGCAACTGAATAGTTATAAGCGCATACATATGGGAATATCTATCGCGTGAATTATAGAGAGCAATATTCAAACTGATATTAATAGTAAGAGGCGAAACCAACATCCTTGAGTACAACGAGTAGAATATACGAACGGAGTAAAAACTTAATAGAGGAAATGAAAGTTGTAAAGTTGGGACGCACATAACGGAAAAGCGTATAAAGTCCGTAGTTCTTTGACATCATAGATTGAATCGCATCAGCGAGAACGATAGGAGTAACATATGTACTATATGCCTATCTGCTAGTTTTTACAAAACATTCTAGAATGCTTGGAGAGGTGTATATACAATATGCATCGTGTAGTTCGAGTCTACACATTCTGCTAAACTTAATACATAAATCAAATGCTTAAAAAAATCGAAATCGTTCTATTCTTCTTAATGATTTATAGCACACTTGTCATCTTAATCTCAATGTGCCTACAAAATGTTTACTTGTGTTTTGGAGCATTCGTTGTGTTCCTTGCATCAGCAATCATCTTAATCGTAAGACTGAAAAAGTAAAGAAAAGACAATCAAAAATTTCAAAATGCGCTTTTCCTGGGGAATGCGTAAACACTAATAATTTAACAATTTAAGACAATGAAAAAAGCAGTATTTTCAATTGATGGTGGAAACACCGACTTCACCTTCGTAGGTTATAGTTCAAATATGTATTGGAACGGATGGTCAGTCCCTTACTTCAGCGAGACAACGATTAAGAAGATATTCGACCAAGATTGGATGTTCCAAAACGAAGACTCGGAATCAATCCTATCGTTCGAGGATGGTGTATTGTATGAGATGTACGATGGGGAGAAGGTAGTTATCAGTAGTGGTGTTTACTTCGATGTTAACGGAGAGAGACATTACGCATTCGATTGCGGATGGTGTTGGGGAGAAGTGACTTCAATTGGTCAACTTGCTGAAATATGCGAGTCCTTCGACAATGGTAACGGAGATTGGGAATATGTGAGAGAGGACGAGAGAGAATACCTAATTGAGACAATCGAATTTCATTCACTAAACAAATAATCATAAGACAATGAAGAAATTTACTGAAGACGAAATCAGAGACATTGCAATCCGCATAACTGATAGACTTGTTGAACTAGGTTTTGTGCCTAATTGCATAGATAGTGAAGATGAGTCAGAATTCGAAGTTCAAGACATCATCTCCGAAGAGATAACCAAATCAATCAATTCATAAACTAATAATTTTCAGACAATGTACGCACACATTTATTTTTTAGACCAAGACATCTTTAACGCTGAATGCCTAAAGAGAGAACTTAAACCAACATCCGTTTCATATGAGTACGGAGAGACGCAAGGAGCAATTGACTTCAAGACTAACGAGAAACTGATTCTCTGCGATGTCGCTTACAATTCGTATACATTGGAGAGAGGACATTAAAATTTTCAAAATACACTTTAACTGGGGAATATATAAATCAATAAAATCAAGACAATGAAAAGTACACTTTCACTTCAGAAATCCATCTTCCTTCTAGATGGTCATAGAGGGACTTACATCCCACAAGAATTCGCAGAGGATATGTTGAACGAGAATCTGCATTCATATCGTTTCACGTCCACTAGTTTAGTATTAGTTCAGATGTTGAACGAACTTGCTAAAGGACAAGACAACGAATTCTATTGGGAGAATTGGAGCGACATCCTTTCTCATTACAACGAGATTCGTAGAGAATCTACCAACGAACTATTCTATCTCACGCAAGAGGAGAACGGAGACTTATGGCTAGTCCATGAAGACGAACTTGAAGAATGGAATGCCTATTGGACTGCATCTGATATCGGAGAGGAGAAAGACTACAATTCATTCGTGCTTGTTGTGAGCGAGATTGAAGAAGTCAACGGAAGGTATTTCTGCTACGTTGAAGACTGCAACGGAGACGTTGTTTGGGAATGTGACGATGAGTACGTTGCTGACTTACGTTTTGACGGTATTTTCACAACACTTCCGCACGAAGACGTTGACTTTTTACTATCCTACCTTCGCTCTATAGATAGACTTGGAGCAAAATCAAAATTGAGACTTTCTAATTCAATCCTTTAATCCTTTAATAAAATGAAGACAACACATCAAGACAACGTGACGAATGCCGTTAATGACATTTGTTCAGACATCAATCGCAGAATTATGCGTATGGATTATCAGCAAGAGAAATCAGTTCGAGACTATCTAGAGAACGAATTCCAGAACTATCAGAGGGACTGCGAGATGTTTATGCTTTACGATATGGAAGTAAGAGACATTGCAGAGATTCTAGAAGTCAACGAGACTTGCATACTAGATGTTCTTGTGGATCTCGGATTCGCATCTTATGAAGAGGAAGAAAACTAATCAAAATCAAAATCAATAATTTTAAAACTTTAAGAAAATGAATTTATCTGAATTAAAAAAGTACGCGCTGAAAATGGCTAACGAAAATCCAACATTGAAAGAAGAAATTTGGGACTTTGTCCAACTAGCAATTGATGAGATTGAAGAAGGGGGAAGTATGCAACACGAATGCAGTCTAGCACAACGAGACATCGAAGAATTGATTAACACGATGAAAGTTGAGGAATCCAATTCGACTGGGGGAGACAAAACGGTTAACGGATACACTAACCTAGAAACATACACAATGATTTCACACATCCACAATAACCAAGATTGGTTAGAGGATGCCTTCGACAACATCAGAAAGTATAACAATCCAAACAATTTAAAAGCAAATTTTCAAGAGGAGATATTTAACGGAAGAGGATTGTCGGATATATTTGGTCTAATGTCCTTCGATAGAATCAATTGGTTTGAGATATTCGAGAATCTGAAAGAGATGATGCCTAAAAGTAGATTCGAAGTAGGAGACTATCTAATGATTGTTGACGGTGATGACTTGGATTTCGATTGGAAAGGAAAGGTGCTTGTCTTCGATTCATATGACGGAAACGAGGAAGGGGCAATAGACATTACTGACCATAGTGGAGAAGATGTAAAACACTACAAATTATTCGAACATCGTTTCGTGAAGGTAACACACCAATGGAGATTCGTTGAGGAATCAGATAGATGGATATCTGAATGGAAAAACGAGAACTATGAGATTGTCGGAATCAATTACTTCCAAGGTGACGATGTAAATCCTCACTACAACTTGAAAGAGGAATTCTTCTTGCCTAATCCGAAACTTACTGAAAAAGTATTGGCGAAGAATATGCCTACTGACGATGCAATTTGGTCAATCCTTCACGAGGAGGATATCAGCAAAGAGGAATTGCTTGAGAGACTTGCCTTGGCTAACGGACAAGCAAAGTTCTTGTTTGACCTTCTTCGCAAGTCAGCAGATGGTGACGATGATTACCTTGCTGACGAACTTTTCTACTCACACAACATTAAAGTAATTACCGACATCACAAATGACGAATACAAATTTGATAAATAATATGAACATCGAACTGAATACAAACGAAATCGCTAGGGTGCAAGTCATCCTAGGCGATTATCTAAATGACCAAAGAACTGGTCACATCGAATTGGATAGGGACTTCGTTTTGGATGACAAGACATTCGTCATCATTTGGATTGACGGATATTATTCGAAGGACGAGTCATTTCGGTATGGACAAACGCGAGAGAATGTTGAATTCGAATGCGAGACATTCTTGGTATTCCTAGAGGAAGAAGAACACATCCAAGATTCCTCTTTACTATCATTCTCGGAGAGCGAGACATTCGATAATTTAGGTAACGGTACATTCATTTAATCAAATCAATAAATTTAAAACTAGTAATTATGTTGACAAAACAACAACAACAAATCATTGCGAATATGTCAGATTCATTCGCTAAAGTAAACGAGCAGTTCAGCACATCAAAATCTTTCAATCTAATCAATGCAGACGAATTGCAGATGTTGAATCGAAAGAAAAAAGAATTCGAAGCAAATGTCCTAATTGCAAAAGAGAATTGGAATAAACTTGCCGAAGCAGAAGTTTATCGAATCATCTCCTTATTGGAAAAAGACTTGCCTTTTGCAGTAATTCAAAAGATGGGAAAAGAGAATCGTCACTACGAATGCAATAGTATTTTGATAGGTAGAACAGAAAGTAAATTAATTGGTCATCACGAAAATCACATAACTATTGATGTATATAAACGTGCGGATACAATAATTGAGGATGAATACGGAAATTGCTCTAGTATTCCTAGCGGATTGTCATACCAATATCTTGGAAGTAAACAAAAATTTAGCGACATCCAATCACTTTGTTCAGATAAATATTTTATAGAACAAGTAAGAAACAAAATATTATAATATATAAAACAATCAGAAACAATGGAAAAATTTAGAATCACACGTCATTCGTGCATCACAACACTAGACTCTTACGAGCATGGTGAACAACAACAAGTAGAATCTCATTCAATTGAGAGACACGAGGAATTCAATTCGATGGACGAGCTTTTGCTCTCATTGAATGCCCACATTGGAGCAGACTATAACCAAGACGATTTTGAGATTACGGAGGAAGCAATCTATACGGATGTTCTCTGCAAGATGGTCAACGGCTTTTACTTTAGAGCAACTATCCCAGACATCTCTCTTTGGAGAAAAGGATTGATTGACTTGTACAATCGTCATCACATCTTCTACGCAGAGAGAGTAATCAAATTAAAACTGACTGAAGGAGAGCAGAACGAATCTCTCTTCGCAATCCTAGGTAACGCATTAAATCCAAACAACTAAAAACATAAAACAATGAAATTCTATTATTTATTCGGAGAGGAAGTAGTTAGTCATATGTGGGACAATGACCATAACACCGTTGTTCAAATGATATCCCTAGGAGAAGGTGGTTTATATGTTTACGATTCGTCTGAACATCCAAACACATTGCTAGAGGAAGCACAAGGATGGGCGAACTATATGGAACTTACCTTGGAGCAATACAATATGCTCAAAGATGTAAAAATCAAGTGGGCGAGAAAAGATTCTGCAACTGGGAAGGGGATGGATAGAGGATATTGTTGCAACGATGGAGAAGCATACTTCGTGAACACATCTGACTTGATTAAGTGGTTAAGAGACCGAAATGTTGACGAGTACAACGAACTATCTGACGAATTTCTTCTAGAAGAAGCCTATGCCCAAGACGAGTACTACTATACTGAATGGGACATTGAAGATAGTGACTACTACTACGAAGAACAAGCGGACGGAACATTAATCGAAATCAATAAATAATTTAAAACAATGGAGAAAGAAATCACGCAAAAACATTTGCAAATTATCAATCAACTTGCATTGCAAGTCCTGATCAACTTGACTGAACAAAAACTATTCAGCGAGGATTCAGAAGTCTTCGAAGACTTGAAGAGCATCACTAAACTTTGTCAACTTCCCGAGACGATATCAGATTACTCGGAAGAGAAACCAATTCGAATGAAGACCTTGAATGTAATCAAGGCATCTAAATTCCTTGATTGGTATTTCTCTGATGCATCCGAGATAAGAGATTTCGGTAATGCAATGGTTGAGCAAATAGAGACATTCGGCAGAGCAGACATATCAGTAGAGCAATTGTTTGACGGATGTGCCTTAATTCCGCAATACATATGCGAACACTGGGATGGGGATTGGGATAACGAACAAGAGTACTCTCCCGAAGATATAGAATTGATTAATGACCTTAAATAATAAAAGAGATGACAAACGAAATCAAACAAGCGAAAGAGACGCTTAGAAAGAATGGTTACTTCGTAGATAACCTTTGGAGCGTAGAAGATGTTCAAGATATTTTTGACTGCTCTGATGAGGAAGCGCAAGATGTATTGAACATTGCCTTGACTAACGAAGGAACAATGCACCACATTTGGACGGCAATCAGAATTGCTGGGGAAGACATATCATTGGTGGAAATATGAGAAGGACAATTGACATCATCTTGACGGTGCTAGGCATTCTCGGAATCATCCTCTTCTTCATAGCGTGGATGACACATTCAATACCACTAATGTTAGGCACGATGACCATACTGCCGATTGTATACACGATAGGTAACCTGCAATAACCACTACGGAAAATCTTAAAAGGATGTTGTTAATTCAGCATCCTTTTTTTTTGTGCCTAATTTTCAGAGGGTTAGTGCTTATTTGAATTGATCCTGGTCCTCCTGATCATAATTTCGCCTGATCCCCCGGCGTTTTCAGAAAAACTACTATCACTTTCTGTGACAAGTCAGACGATGCGGCGTTTTGATTTTATTGGCATTTATAGTACATTTGGTTTGTAAAAACTTCTCGCACACATTTTACACCATAACAATAGTTTGAACAATACGCAAGAAAATAAGCCGCAGAAAAAGGTTATTGGAGATTCCCTACTGATGTCCTTTATTAAGACGTGCAGGTCTCATGCCGATGTGTTAAACATGGCTTATATCAACCATAAGTGTGGTAACGGACAGCGTTGGATGAGCGACATTGTGGGCAGAAAGAAGCCAATCAGAGACCAGGAGAAGGTCATGAAGGTCATCAATTCGATACTCGAATACTGCGATGAGGTGGAGGAATTTAGAGAGAAAATTGAACGCTTAAAGCATGAAATCGAAACACAAGTATAGAGCAAATTGGCTCACCTATTTTGCCGAGAAAGACATAAATCCGAGAAACGCTTTGAAGATATTCAGACCAGAGTTTGATCCGGCTAAGGTTAAGAGGATGATGTCTTTGTTTCATGGAAAGATGATTTTCGAGGAGCAAGACCTTGTCGATTGGAAGAACATAAAGTCATCTATAGAGAGAACCGACACAAGAAACAATGGCAAAATCTTCTCGTAGCCAAAAGTATTTAAAGAGGGCAGACACATACCTAGTCCTCGACACTATGCACAAGAGGGTTAACAAGATGTGCATCTCTCTGGGCATACCACAAGATCCAAAGTCATATGTGTACTTTGACCTTGCTCTTTTACACCTTCCACAAGGGGAGAGGAGGAAGATTCTCAAACAGATTTTCAGCAAATGGGGTACAGATATAAAACTCGAACACGAACCTTACTTATTAACATTAGAAAAATTTACAAAAAAAGTTTTGGAGGGTTTCGAATAATGTGTTACATTCGCAAAACATTAATAAAGAAAACTTATAAATTATGTCAAACATAACAATTTCACCAAAGACGGTTATGCCGTTCATCGAACCTCGCAGAGAGGAAATGATTAAACTGATGGGAGGAGAAGAAGTCCTCATGAGAGAGATGTCTTTCGCCATCCAAGCTGCTAACAACAACCAAGTGTTAGCGAATTCTAACCCACAATCAGTTGCAATGGCTGTGTACAATTGTGCATTGACCAAGTTGTCTCTGAACCCTGTGATGAACTTGGCTTACCTCGTTCCTTTCAAGGGCAACGCTAAACTCATGCCTGGATACCAGGGGATGATTAAGTTAATCTCTGACACTGGGATTATCAAGTCGGTTTCTTCGGGAGTAGTTTACAGAGGAGATGACTTCGACATCGTTCAAGGTACATCACCTCGCATCAACCACAAGCCGAAGGGAGAGACCTTCAAGGTTGATGACATCATTGCCGTTTACGCAATCTTTGTACTGCACAATGACGAGACCTTGTTCGAGGTTATGTGGAAGCCACAAATTGACGCTATCAAGAATCGCTCAGAGACTGGTCGCAAAGATGTTGGCCCATGGTCAACTGACTATGCAGAGATGGCTCGTAAGACCGTTGTGAAGAGAGGTTGGAAGTCTATCCCTAAGTCTTCGTTTGCCTTGGATAAGATTGAGAAGGTTAACACCGCTATCTCTATCGACAACGAGGAGTACAAGACCGTTGAGTATGTGAAGATGAGCGAGGAACAGATTGACCGCTTACTTGAGAAGACTACCAACGTGGTAGAACTTGAGACTGCTTTGTCTGATGAGTCGGTAATGATTGATCCGGAGCAGAAGAAAGAGATCATTGAGAAGGCTCGTAAGAAAGTTAAAGGAGGGGACAATGAATAATCTATTAAACGAAATCCTAAAGGAACAAGCACAAGCGTCTAACCAACGCTCACAAGCATGGTTCAACGCTCGTGTTGGTAAGTTTACCGCATCAGAGATATACAAACTAATGACTCAACCTCAGACGAAGGCAGCGAGAGAGAACGGAGAGTTGTCTGAGACTACCAAGTCTTACATCATGTCGAAGGTTGCCGAGGAAATGACTGGCATCGAGCAGACCACTAACTCTGCGGCTACGGAATGGGGTGTGGAACACGAGGCAGAGGCTTGTAATATATATGCCGAGATGATGGAATCTCATGTTGACTCTGTAGGGTTTATCCCCTACGGAGACCACGCAGGAGGCTCTCCCGATGGTATCTGCTCACGCTTCGGTGTGATTGAGATTAAGTGTCCGTACAACTTCGAGAACCACGTTCAGAACCTTCTTATTGCAGACGAGGATGACCTATTCAAGCAGAGAAAACCTTATTGGTGGCAGTTGCAAATGAATATGATTGTTGCCGGGAAGGAAGAGGGTATGTTCATTTCTTACGATCCTCGCATGGATGGGAAGAACAAGTTAGCAATAATTCCTGTACATTTACAATCAGATTCGAAAGAAATTTTGGACAATGCTATTGAGATGGCAGTTAAGTACAAACAATTTTTAATTGAAAAGTTAGGCAACCGATGATTCTAGACGAACATAAAAAGCATCAGATAATTGCATCCATGCTACACGCAAATGCATTTGTAAACATCTCCGACCAAATTGGGCCACCCTTTTGGGAGAAGGAGGTGAAGATGAAGGGTAACCAGTTCGTTAAAGCTGCCGAGCAGAGATACAAAGTATTAGCCACCGCCCTCTTCGACATTGAGGGTGGTGACTACTACCTTCGAGCAATGGATGACGCTGAAGACCTGATCGAAGAGATATCTACACTACCCTGGTTTGCTTACTACGACATTGTCCAACTAATAAAAAAATATAAGGATGAAAAAGCTTTGGAACAGAAAGAGAAAGTTCAGAGAAGAATGGACTCTGAATCAACAGCAGAAGGGTGAGATTTATATCTCACTTGCAGTATTAATCATTATCTTTATCTACACACAATTCCCATGAAAGACCACCACAAATTCATAGCACTTGCCGTAGGTATTCTAACACTCATTGCAACCATTCATTTACTTGGTGTTAAGAAGATGGATGATAATAATAAGGCTGAGGCAATCCTCCGTAATCAAATAGAGGAACAGCAGAAGGTTATCGACAGCAAACAAGTGGAGATTACCCAGTTACAGCAGAAACTAATAGGTCTGAAGGGCGATGTGGTAGTTATAGATAACAAGTCAAAGGAAACTAAAACCAAATACAAAGATGAAAAAAGGTATATTGATCTTGCTACTCCTAGTCAGCAATCAAGTCTTCTCTCAACTAACCTCACCAAGTTCAAGGATCTTGATAAACAAGGATACTTTGACCTGCCTGAAGGATACTGAAATCAAAATCATTAACAAGATAGCGGCATCGGAGAGGTTCTACCACTCCATGTACGATACTCATTTGAGTAAGATTGCTAATCTCGAGAAGCAGATTTCCATCTTGGACGTTATTGCCAATGACTACAAAGTTTCTTACGAGGCTAAGACAAAACAATACGAGGCTTTAGATATGCAGTATAAACTAAAGCAGGATCAGTACGATGAGTTAGAGAGTTCTTATTGGATTCTTGACGCAAAGAAAACAACATGGAAGACTATATCTATTGTAGGCATCCCGGTATCCTTTGTTGGAGGAGTATTGTTAACTGTTAAACTTTTAAACTAACACATATGAAAACGCTATCTGACAGAATTAAATTTTTGCCAATCACACAAGACCTTGTCAAGTCATCTTCACTTGACCTATCTCACCTTGGAACACAAGTTATCGAGGGGAAGGTTATCGAAGTAGGACCAGAGATCGAGGAGGTTCGGATTGGTGACATCATTCGTTTCTCTCACAAGAGTCCTGTTTACCTTGAAGAGAAGGACATAAAGGTTGGCTTCATAATGGAGTCTGACGTGCTACTTATCATGGGCAATGAGACGGAAGGTTAGGTATTGGAGCGATATCCAAATTGAGGACGGATTGTGTTATATGTGGAACGGAGAGTACCAGGTTATAACATTCAACAACTCAAAGGCTGGATATTTCCACGCTTGGGGAATTGTCTCGGGAGAAACTGTTGCTCTTATTGAAAATTATGAGGGGCATATTGAGGCAATTAACCCAACTTTTGTTAAATTTACACACGAAAACACCGCCACTCCTCATCTACTCCAAGCCTTATCGTTTATAGAGGATCAGGAAATGAGAGAGAGAGTTATAAATGTTTTCTTGAACACAGATGAGTACAATAAAGGTTAACATAAAACCTTTGTCCATAAACAAAGCCTTCCAGGGCAGAAGATTTAAGACAAAAGATTATAATGAATATGAAAAGTCATGCCTATTGATGATGCCCCGGCTACGGTTTCCCCAAGGCAAGGTCGCACTTCACATACGGTATGGCTTTTCTAACAAGGCTTCAGACGTAGACAATCCCACCAAGTTGGTGTTGGACATCATGCAGAAGAAGTATAAGTTTAATGACAAGGATGTTTACGAGATCCATCTCTACAAACTAATTGTCCCACGAGGAAAAGAGTTTTGGGAGGTTACTATCATCCCTCTTGA